AAGACAACTGGTAACGCAACAACAGCTAGAAAAACTGGTGGTTTTGAATCTTGGATAAAATCCAATTATAGCAAAGCAGCAGCAGGCGCTCCTACTGGTGGTGGTACAGCTCCAACAGACGGAACTCAAAGAGCTTTAACTGAAGCTTTACTTAAAGCAGTATTACAATCTTGTTTCACAAACGGTGGCGAGCCTTCAATGGCAATATGCGGCCCTGTAAACAAACAAGTAATTTCTGGTTTTACAGGTAGAAGTTCAGCTAGACAAATGATTGATGCAAACACAGTAGAAGCTTCTGTTTCTATTTACGCATCAGATTTTGGTGAGCTTAAAATAGTACCTTCTAACTTTAGTAGAGAAAGAACATTACTATTAGTAGATCCTGACTTTGCAAAAGTGTCATACCTTAGAGATTTCAAAACAGTTGACATCTCAACAATAGGTGATGCTCAAACTAAAATGTTAGTAGTTGAATACGGTTTAGAGGTGAGCAACGAAGCTGCTCATGGACTCGTAGCTGATTTAACAACTTCATAAGTTAGATTATCTTGGGGTGGGTTTAACTCACCCCCTTTTTAAATGACAACAAAAAGAACAATCACCGATCATAAAACTGGTTATAAATCAGAATTTGTAACTGAAGATAATAAATTTGTTTATCACACCACACAGAATGTCGCACCCGTTATTGACCATGTTAAGAAACTAAGGGACAATACATTAAAGCCTGGAAAAGATATGCGACATATAGCTGAAGTACCTATGGTAATTTGGCAAAAAGCATTAAGAGAAGGTTGGTCACAAGATTCAGCAAAATGGAAAATGTGGCTTAACAATCCAGACAATAAAGTATTTAGAACCTGGCAGGGCAAAGTATGACATATTCAGAATTAAAGACAGCAATAGCAAATTATCTAAATAGATCAGATTTAACATCTGATATTGATACATTTATAGACAACACAGAAGCAGAACTTAACAGAAGGTTAAGAACTAAAGACATGATTAAAAGAGCAACTGCTACTGCTGACTCACAATATTTAACAGTTCCAACAGATTGGTTAGAAGCAATTAATGTAGAAATTACAGCAAACAACTTTAGTCCTTTATTCCAACAATCTATAGAATCAATGGACGTTTATAGAAAAGCAAATAATAATTCTTCTGGTCAACCCGTTTATTATGCAATGGTAGATGATTCAATAGAATTAGCACCAACTCCTGACAGTTCTTATACCCTACAACTTACTTACTATGCTAAAATATCTGCATTGAGTGATTCAAATACAAGTAACTTTGTATCTGCATCACATCCAGATGTGTATTTATATGGTGCATTAAAACACGCTTCTATTTATTTAATGGAAGATGAAAGAATACCAATGTTTACTCAACAATTTGAAAAAGCGTTGGAAGAAATGCGATTAGAACAAGAAAAATCTGCATTTGGTAAGGGATCTCTCATGATGAGAAGAAGAACCTACGGAAAAAAACAAAAAAGAAATTATTACTACGGTAATTAATATAGGAGAATAGAATGGCTGGATTTACAGATTATTTAGAAAACAAAGTATTACTTCATGTGTTTGGTGGTACTGCTTATACTGCACCATCAACTTTATATGTTGGATTATTTACAGCAGCACCATCTGATACAGGTGGCGGTACTGAATGTTCTGGTGGCTCTTATGCTCGTAAGAGTATGCCTGACATGACAGTAAGTGGAACTTCACCTACACAAGCAACCAACGGAGCAGCAGTTGAATTTGTAACTGCTACTGGCGCATGGGGAACTGTAACGCATTGTGGAGTATTTGATGCTGCTACTAGTGGTAATCTATTAGGTTGGGCAGCACTAACTGCATCTAAAACTGTTGCAAGTGGAGATGTATTTAGATTTGATGCTGGCGATTTAGATATTACTTTAGCATAACAACATGGCCACTATTGGCTATGGTCAACTTAATTACGGGATAGCCGATTACGGTACTCCTGAATATGAGTTTGCAGCCGCAACCATAGCTCAAACATCTGGTTTTAGTGCAGCTGGTAGCCTTACGGTTAAAGCAGTTGCATCCATAGACCAAACCTCTGCATTTACATCTGCTGGAACAATAGTATTTCCAGCATCGGCTACAATTGCTCAAACAAGCGGTGTAACTGCAACCGCAGAAGTTATTAAACTAGGTTCTGCATCTATAGATCAAACATCTGGCTTTGCAGCTACGGGAAGGCAGATTGATAAAGGTGAAGCAACTATTGCACAAACCTCTGCATTTGTTGCAACAGGCGAAGTTGTAAAACTTGGCGCAGCATCTATAGACCAAACATCTGGTGTTAGTGCTACGGGAACAATTGTTCTTGATGGTGTTACATCAATAAACCAAACTACAGGCTTTACCGCAGCTGGTGTGCGTATAGCTTTAGGTCAGGCATCTATTGACCAAACATCAGGAATGACCGCTACACCAGAGATGGTGTTAAACGGAACTGCCACTATTGCACAAGAAAGTGGCATGACTGGACTTGGCGGTCTTAAAATTACTGGTGCATCCACAATTGCACAAACAAGTGGTTTTTCTGCGATAGGTGGTTTAAAATGGAATGACCAGACTGTAGCAACAACTGACTATACACAACAAACACCAGCTACAACAACTTGGACAGATCATTCCGCAACAAATACAGATTGGACTGATATAGCAGCATAAACAGGAATTATTATGGCAGATACATATACAACAAATTTAAACTTAACTAAACCAGAAGTAGGAGCATCTACTGATACTTGGGGAACAAAACTTAATGCAGACTTAGATACTTTAGATGCAATTTTTAGTTCTTCTGGAACAGCTGTATCTTTAGGAGCAGTAACTATTGGTGGGAATCTTTCAGTTAATGGCGGAACAATAAAACTAGATGGCAACTATCCAACTGGTACAGGTAATGTAGCTTTAGGTGATACAGCACTTGATAGTGTTGCAGCTGATGGAAATTATAATACAGCTATAGGAAGAAATGCTTTAACAGCAACTACAACTGGTGATCTAAATACTGGATTAGGTAACAAAGCGTTAGCAGCAAATACTACAGGAACATCAAATGTAGCTTTGGGTGCTAATGCCTTACAAACAGCAACTACAGCAGATAACAATACCGCAGTTGGTTCTCAATCTTTAATGGTAACAACAGGCGCAAACAACACAGGGGTTGGTGGTAATGTTTTAACAGCTAATACTACAGGACATGATAATACTGCAATTGGTATGGATGCTGGTAAAGCTATAACAACTGGTGAAGAAAATGTAATAGTCGGTCATAAAGCTGGTGATGCTTTAACAGATGCAGATTATAATGTTGCTGTAGGTAGAAGTTCTTTAACCTCAGATACACTAGGAAGCAAAACAACAGCTATAGGACATGGCACATTAAACACACAAAACTTTACGAGTGCTACAGATTCACATAATGTTGCTGTTGGTTATAACGCAATGGCTTTATTGACAACAGGAACAGATAATGTAGCTGTAGGTTCTTTAGCTTTAGACACTGCTACTACTGCTTCTGGTTGTACAATTGTAGGTAAAGGAGCTGGAACTGCAATTACCACAGGTGGAGATAACACAGGTATTGGTAAACAAGCTTTAGAAAATACAACTACAGGTTCTTCTAATACTGCTGTTGGTAAAGATGCCCTAGAAGCAAATACCACAGCATCTAACAATACTGCAATAGGTTTTAAAAGTTTAGAAGCAAACACTACAGGCTCTCCAAATACCGCAGTAGGTGGTCAAGCTTTAGATGCTAATACAACAGGCTCTAACAATACTGGTATCGGTTATGCAGCTTTAGGAGCAAACACAACTGCATCTAATAATACTGCTTTAGGACATCAGGCATTAAGAGATAATGTAACAGGTGCAGACAATATCGCAGTTGGTTATCAGGCTCTTGTTAATAATACCGCTTCAAATAACACCGCAGTCGGTAGGTCAGCACTTGTAGCAAACACAACAGGTTCCGATAATAACGCTTTTGGTTATGGTGCATTACAAGCTAATACTACAGGTACGGATAATACAGCTTTAGCAAAACAAGCATTATTTAGCAATACAACTGGTTCATATAACACGGCAGTCGGAGATAGAGCTTTACAAGCAAATACAACAGCAGATAACAACACGGCAGTTGGTAAAGATGCTTTATATGCAAATACAACAGGTGATATGAATGTAGCTATTGGTGGCAATGCATTAAAATCTAATACAGTAGGAGATAGAGCAATATCTATTGGTTACAATTCTTTACAAGCACAAGCACCTTCCTCAAATACAGATACTTATAATGTAGCTATTGGATTAAATGCAATGTTTGCTACTACAACAGGTACTACTAACGTAGCTGTAGGTGGGTTATCTTTAGATTCTAATACAACAGGTAGTTCAAATACAGCTATAGGAACATCTGCATTAAGTGCTACAACAACGGCATCATCAAATACAGCAGTTGGTAAAGCTTCTGGTGAAAACATGACAACTGGTGCGCACAATACGGTAGTTGGTTCTTCTGCTGGCGATAACATAACTACGGCAGGTTTTTGTACTTTAATTGGTTCTAATATTGATGCAGGTAATGCAACAGACTCTAACGCAAATGGATTAGGTTATGGTCTTTCTGCTGTCGGTGGTTATACAACTATTGGAATAGCTAGTTCAGATATAAGAGCGCAAAATGGTGTAGCAACTTGGGCAACTGTTTCTGATAGAAGAGTTAAAAAAGATATTGAAGACTCAACAGCAGTATTAAGTTTTATAAATGATTTAAGACCTAGAACTTTTAACTATAAAAACAAAGGTGATTTACCAGAAGAATTTAATGGCTATGAAAAAGATTCAACAGAACCTTATAAATTTTCTGACACTAATCATGGTTTTATAGCACAAGAAATAAAAGAAACTATAGACAATCACCCTGAAATTAAAGATGGATTTAAAATGTGGAATGTAATGGAAAGTGGACAACAAGAAGTTGCTGAAGCTGCTCTTATACCTATGTTAGTAAAATCAATACAAGAACTGTCTACGCAAGTAGATGAATTAAAAGCTAAATTAAATAAAGGAGAATAATATGGCACAAACAGTAGCAGAATGTTTAACAGCAGGAATTGATAGCGTAACAGTAATTGATGACATTAAGACTAATGGTAATAAATCAATATACGCAGGCGGTACAATTGATAATAGCGGAAACGCTGTAGCAGGAACTTGGACACAAGCTGAAATAAATGCGTGGGTTCAAAAAAATGTAGATCATTTAGAAACTATCTTGCTTTATAAACCAGTAGATAGTGATGATAACACACCAAATATTGTTGATTCTAGCAATAGCAAAAAGGGTACTTGCAATACAGCTATTGCTACTGGTAAAGCATATATAACATCAAATAGTTAAAATGGCCCTTTTGCCTGTAACTCCTCCAGCTGGCATAGTCAAAAATGGTACTGATTATGCAAACAAAGGTCGTTGGGTTGACAGCGACTTAGTGCGTTTTCAGAATGGTTATTTACGACCTATCGGTGGGTGGGAAAAAATCAGGAACACAGCATTAACAGGTACGCCAACAGG